GCAGACCAAAGCTACGATTGTGGAAGACTGCGCCAGGTCAAAGGTGGCGCTTTATGACTGGGTGTGACAATGGCTGACAAAAAGCAGCAAGCCAAGATTCGGCTTGTTTTGCGTGAGTTCAAAAGCGGCAAGCTCAAAAGCAGCAGTGGGGAGAAGGTTGTTGACCCCCGACGCGCTCTCGCCATTGCCCTCTCAGAAGCTGGCATGTCGCGCAAGTCCAAAAAAGACATGGGCGATGAATACTACCTCGCCTTCATGAAGGAGCTTGGCGGAGATGATGACTATGAAGAAGACGGCAGGGGCGACTCTGAATCATTTTCCCCTCCATCGTCTGTTCGCTCTGCTGCTCGCAGAGGACTGGAGCTGCGCAAGAAGCACGGTAAAGGTGGTCTGACCACGCAAGAGGCAGGCAAGCAAGGCATTGGTAGTGGTGTGGCTAGGGCGACAAGCTTGGCCAACGGAGAGGCAGTGAGCTACGAAACGATCAAGCGCATGGCGGCATTCTTCTCTCGGCACGAAAAGAACAAGAGCGGAGGCGAGGATGATGCTGGCCGAATCGCTTGGTTGCTCTGGGGATCGGACGCGGGTAGGGCGTGGGCAAGTCGCATCATTAAGATGGTTGAGAGTCGCCGCAAAAAGCAATGAACGAGCACGTTCACACGATGGAAGACGAGGATGATGATGGCATTGGCATCATGCAAGCCCTCTCCATCCTGTCGGCGCATGAGCATCGAGACACTCCCCATTGGCGGCTAGTTGAGCGGCAACATTTCAAAAATGGGCGGCACGACGAAACCCACATGTTCGTAGAAAACTACTACGAGAAGCCGCATGAGGACTGCGTGCCTGTGAAGATGCTGGTGTTTGAAGCGGAGGCTATTGCCAAGGCGTATGTCATGGCTGGCGTGGAAAGCCAGGTGAGGGCAATCAGGGGTCAGGGTATGGACGATGATGACGACGATTGAGCATCAACGACATAACTAGGTATCCCTAAAAACCAAAGCACGGAAAGGGTGTAAAGTCCGCTAAGTGTTGCCAATTGCACTGCGGATGGTTCTGTTTCGGCTCTTTCCATGCGGCAATAAGTGGAAGCCCCTATGTGCAGCTCTTTGGCAACGTCACGCTGACTGAGCCCGCTATTAAGGCGGGCTTCTTTCATTCTTTCCGCAACGACTAGCTTGCGCTGGTGATGGGGCATCCGTGCAGCGCTAATTGTGCTGCTAACTAGGTAGCGCATGGTGTTTCATCTCTGGCACAAGAATTGCAGTATAGACAGCTCCATTCGTTAGTGTTGTTTCATGAGCGAAACTTCTTTTCGTTACGACGTATCCCCCATTGACAAGTACGAGGTGACGCCGGAAGGCTACCTTCGTGCTTGGGCGACCATTGCGCGTACTGGTGTGCAACTGTACACTGACGCCGATGGTTCCATTCGTAAGGAATATCGTCCAGCGGAAGAAGTTGGCTCAGCAGAAAGCCTTGCTTCATTTGCGGGCAAGGCAATCACGTTTGAACACCCATCCGTCCTTCTTGATAGCAACAATACCAAAGAACACCAAATTGGTTTCACTGGTACAAAAGTGGTTTATGACAACGGATTTGTCCGTGCTGTCATGACTATCACTGACAAAGATGCCATTGAGAAGATCCTGCGGAAAGATGTTCAAGAGGTGAGCGCGGGTTACAGGGTTGAATACGACTCGACACCTGGCGTTACCGACGACGGCGAGCACTATGACGGCGTTCAACGTTCAATTAGTGGCAACCATGTGGCCGTTGTCAGGCGTGGCCGCGCAGGCCCGCAAGTGAAGCTGCATCTTGATCGCCTTGATGCAGCAAACCCAACCCTACTCAATTACGAGGAACCATCTATGACTGCGAAAGTCAATTTCGATGGCGCTGAGTTTGAGGTGAGCGAGAGCGTTGCTCTGGCGGTCACCAAAGAACGAGAGGATGCCAAGAAGTCCTACGAGGATATGAAGAAGATGCACGACGGCATGATGGCCGAAGCGTCCAAGATGAAAGAAGAAATGGACGCAATGGAGAAGGAGATGAAAGGGAAGATGGACGCTGCCGAAGGCCGCGCCGATGCCCTTGCCCAAGAGCTTGAAGCCGCCAAGGCTGATCTTGAAGCCGCCAAGCAAGTGAACGTTGATTCGCTTGTAGACGAGCGCATCGCTCTCATCGACAAGGCTCGCACCACCCTGGACAGCGAGTTTGACTTCTCCGGCAAGACTGCTCGGGAAATCATGGAAGCCTCTATCAAGGCTGTACGTGGCGATTCTGACCTGTCGGAGCGTTCCGACGATTACGTGATGGCCATGTTCGACACCCTGTCGGAAACCGCCCGCAAGGATTCGGCTTCGACTGACAACCTCCGCAAGGCTGTGGCTTCTATCGCCGCGCCTGTGGCTGCACCGTCTTCCTACATGGAGCGTCTGCAGAACGGTTGGAAAACCCCCCTTTCCGTTACTAAGGAGAAGCGCTGATCATGGCCGTCACCTTCACTCAAACTGCAACTGGCGTCACTGGTGGCGTGCAGCAGGCTTATGCCCTGCAGCATGATCCCCTGCTGGAAGGCCAGCTTTCCGACATGCGCGACAACACCATTGGCACTTATGTCAATGAGACTGCTGGCGTGCTTGCTTTCGGCAACGTGCTCAGCTACGCCAGCGGTGGCACTGTTGACAACTCTGCCAAGACCATTTCTGGCACTTCTGAAACCGTGGTGGGCATCAATGTCCTCACCTACGTTGACGAGACTGCGCTTGATGGTAACAGCCGTCCTGGCGTGAAAGTCAACCAAGCTCTCAACGTCATGAACGAAGGCGCTGTGGCCGTCTACGTGCATGGTTCTGTCACCCCTGCCTCGGCTGTGCGCGTGATTCACACTGCTACTGGCGTCAAGTATGCCGGTCAGTTCCACGCCACGTCCATCTCTGGCCGTACTGCTGTGCTCTCCAATGCTCGCTATCTGACTAGCGCTGCTTCGGGGCTGGCAATCCTTGAGCTGAACGGTCCCTCGTTCACGCTCACCGCTGACACCACCACTGCTTGATAGGAGGCCCTACCAATGTCTGAATTTCGTATGGATGAGGCGGGCCTGTTTCTTGAGCGTCAGCTTGAGTACATCCGCCCCCAAGTGTTTGAGACCGTCTACGCGGACATCAAATACCCCACCATTCTGCCTGTGACTGCCGAAGCCGGTAACGCAGCGCAAACCTTCACCTACCGCGTGATGAACAGCACTGGCGACTTCCGCCTGCTGGCCGACGCTGCTGATGACCTGCCACGGGCTGACATTAGCCAAGTGGAGAAGAGCATCAACATCCGCTCCTTTGGTGGCAGCTTCGGCTACACCGTGCAGGAACTGCGGGCTGCTCAAATGGCCAACATCGCCCTGGAGCAGCGTCGTGCTGCTGCCGTGCGTCGTGCCTACGAGGAGAAAGTAGAAGAGATTGCCATGTTCGGTGAGGCTTCTGCTTCGCTGGCTGGTTTCTTCAACAACTCCACGGTTGACGTGCTGCAGGCTGACAAGTGGTTCACCGACTCCGGCACCACTTCTGAGGAAATGCTTGAGCTGCTGAACTATGGCGTGACTGCCATTGTCAACGGCTCCAAGATGAAGGAAACGCCTGACACCATCCTCATTGCCTATGAGGACTTCCGCGTGATCTCCACCCAGCGCAACTCCGATTCCTCGGACGTGACTGTGCTGGAATACTTCCTGCGCACCAACCCCTACATCACATCCATTGAGCCGATCAATCAGCTCGATGCAGACAACAGCGTACTGAACACCAATCGCATGGTGGTTTACAAGCGTGACCCGCAGAAGGTGCAACTGCACATTCCGCAACCGCTTGAGCTGTTCCCGCCTCAGCAACGTGGTCTGGAGTTCGTGGTGCCTGCTCACGCTCGCGTGGGTGGTGTGGCCATCTACTTCCCCAAGAGCGTCATCTACGTTCAAAACAACTGAGGATGAGAAAGTTTAGGGCGTTAGGCTTGGCGGCAGTTCCTAGTTGAACCAATGCTTATTGCTTATCGCCCTGAACTGGAAAATCCGCCGCGTGAAGGGGGCTTTGGCGTGATCACCAATGCCGGGATTATTCAGCTCACTCCTGGCGTCAATGCAGACGTGCCTGAGTCCAAATGGGCAGAGGCTCGTCAAAACCGACAAGTGAAGCGCTTGATGGCCATTGGTGCCATTGAAGAGATGAAGGACATGCCTACTGTGCAAGACATTCCGCAAAGCGTGGAAACCCTGTCTCAGCTTGCACAGCGCGATGCTCTCAGCATGATCGAGATTATGCACGACGAAGAGCAACTTCTTGACTGGAAGAAGATTGAAGGCCGCATCCGCATCCGCAACGCCATCGCCCGCCGCATCGAAGCCATTAAAACAGGGAAGGCATAACCATGGCCGTCACTGCATCTGGCTTTTTGGAGCGGTTTCCTGAGTTTGAACCCCATCCATCGGGGATCGTTAATGGAGCCATTACTGAAGCATCGGCGGATGTAAGCGAGGACATTTTTGGCAGTCAAACCGACCGCGCCATCAAGCACCTTGCGGCTCACATTATTGCCATTCAACTTGCGCAAATGGGCATCCAAATTGGTGCCACTGAAGGCAAGGTTTATGGCAAAGGGCTTGAGGCCACGCAATATGGCCAAGAGTTCAAACGAATGCTTGAAACCGTCGCTGGTTCCACTTCTATTGGCTTCGTCGCATGATCAACGGTCTGTCGCCACTCGCTAATGCCACCCTGGTTTGGCAAGTGGCTTCGGGCTATGCTCTGGACGAAGAAACTGGCAACTACGTTGGTCTGTCATCAGGCGTCACGTACTATGCCAGTCTCAAGCAAAAGAACAATCCACGGTATGACTACCTTCTAGGCGCTGACAATACGGCAGTGTACATGGAAGGCAGGCTGACAGGGCCTCTGGCATTGTCTGGCATCACTCCTGGGAGTTCGGCTGCTGCAACGATCAATGGAAGGGAAGGACGGTTTGAGCTATTGCCCAATGAACACATTGCCGAACACTACTGGCAGTTCTTGGGTACGCCAATCAGGGGCATTTTTAGACTGGTTGGCAAAGGAAGCGTACAGAACGTCTGACGCTTAACCACTTTCTCTTTCTATTGAGGATTTTCAAATGCTCTACCACCCCACTGAATTGGTTAAGAGCCAAGACGTTATTGTACGTGTTGGCGCTATTCCCCTGGCCTCTGGTCGTCCTGTGATCACGCAGAGCGGCGCTACGTTCACCGTGAGCGGGGCTCCCACCCTCTTCACCCTGCAGGCTGCCACCACGGCTTCTGTGGCCTTTAACGATGGCAACCAAGAGTTTTACCTGCTTGGCGGCGGCGGTTTCGCTGACAGCGTGATCGTCACCAGTCAAGCCACTGCCTCTATTACCTCCTACTTTCAGAAGGACGTTGATGGCACGGTGTTCCTGCCCAACAGCTTTGATGAAGCGTTCCAAGTGATCAGCGCTTCACGCTACGACAAAACCCATGAGGTGTATGTCGAAATCAACAAGCAGCTTGGCGTGAGTGGCACCACTTTCTATTACGACCGTGTGGCTTTCTGCGCTGCCGTGATGAACTACAACGAGAACTACCCTGCTGACAATCTTGTGGAAGTCACCTTTGATCTCGTTAGCCGCAGCCGCATTGGCATCCATCAGAGTGCCACCAGCTCTGGCAGCATCATTCCTGTTGCCCCCAACTGACCTTCTGTCCCATAGCTCTGTTAGCCTCTCCTTACGGGGAGGCTTTTTATTGTGAACATCGCTCAACTCCGCGACATTATTACCACGCTGCTGACGATGCAGCCCGACCTGATTGGTAGTTATACGCTGCCTGATGGTAAGACTATTCCTGCTGTGTATGTGGTGGGACAGAAAGGCGTGCCGCCTGAATGGAAAGCCGATGGGCTGGAAGTGACAATGCGCCAGTATCCCGAACTGTTACCAACGGCAGGCGTGGGCATTGTCGATCTGTTGAAGCAATGGGAAGTAGTGCTAGTGCAATACAATCCTGATGGAAGACAGATTGCGGAGGCAATGGAGAGAATGACGAGACGTTTTCCTGATGCGACTTTCCGCTACCTACCTGGAAACGACGTGGCTTATGAGCGCTGCCGCATCATCATTCCCGACAGAGAAGTTCGCACCATCATTCGATAATGGCAATCATTTCCGCGAGGATCATTAGCGCGAAGCAAATTGAGAAGGCATTGCTTGATGCTTTTGAGAAGTGGGCCGAAGAGGATATTAACGATGCCCACTGGGATGATCAGTTCCGCGACATGGAACAATGGGAATGGGATGGAGAGACGAGGCGAAAAAATGGCGAAGTGGTCGGTAGTCCGCGAGACATTTACGACCTTGGCGACCTGTACGAAAGTGGCGTAAAGAGCTTTAAGCTCAATCGTACAACTGCCGGAGCTGAGGCTAATTGGCACTGGGACGCAACGAACAGCAGTGGTGAAGAATACGCTTGGTATGTGCATGAAGGCACAAGGAAGATGCCAGGAAGGCCATTCACTGATGACATCTCCATCCCATCGTCGTTCTTCAGAAAGGCGCCTGGCAAGGCTCTACAATTGCGCGTACAGGACGAGCTAGACAAGATCAATGCACGTTGATTACTTGGCCAGCGAAGATGGCAGGGTTCATGCCATTAACTGCACTCAAGAGGCGGCAAGCTTAGAAGCGGGTATTCTCTGTCTTGTTTCCTTTCATGGCGACACAGCTACAATCTGCAATGACAGCCACCGTTTCTTGGTGGAAGTGCCTCCTGAATGTCGTTCCTCTAGTGAGCGCGTCAAGGCTTTCAACGTTACCCTGAACATCCTCAGTCATGAGCAAGTATAGTTTCCTGCTTCAAGGGGAAGAGCCTGAATACTTTGAGCTGCTGCCTGGGTTGCGGCTGCGCAAGTATGGCGGCTGGCTTGTTGCCGAATCCATTGAACAAGAGGAAGCAAGCCGTGCTCAGTCACAGGCCACCATCCGCGCTGTGCAACTGGCTAAGAAGATTTCCGCCAGTAAAGGCGTGAGCCTTGAGGAAGCCTTTGACATGCTGCAGGGCGGTGCAAGCATGGGAGAGATGGATTTGCTCAGCGACTTCACGGAAGAGACGCTGGGGATGCTGAACAGTGTGGGCAGCGTGGAAGTGAGCAATGCTCGCATTGTCACCACTTTCATGCGGTGCCGTGGTGAGGCGATGATGGACGGCGAGTGGCAGCGCACTGAAGACTGGTCGCTGGACGACACAAAGGCAATGGGGCGCAAGCTGATTGCTGCCACGCTTGAGTTTATTGCTGACGAGCAGCAAGCTGAACTCGCGGAGGCTGGAGCAGCAAAAAAAGCGAAGACGACGAAGGCTTAAGCCCCGTCGAACGTTTAGAAAAACAAGCTAGACGCACGCTAAAGAACCTTACGCGCTGGGACGACATTTATTTCCGACTTTCCGCATCGGAATATCGGGATGATCGTTGGTCAGCGCGTAACTTTGGCCTGCAAAGAACCAAGGACGTAGTGAAGGCGCTGAAGTGGATTGAGCGCCATGACGTGAATCGCCATAACATTGACAACATTGCTACTGCCAAACTTGGCGCAGTGGTGGTTGGTGCGCTGGGTGGCAAGAAGGCAAGAGTGAGCCCTGCTGACTTCCTGCCGTTTGATACGCGCAAGATGCAGAAGGATACGGGCGTGACGGAAGAGAGCCTGCGTATTTTGCGTCAACTGCTCAAAACTCGACGGATGGATGGAAGGTTGATTGGCATGTTGGCAGAAGAGATCAAGACTGCATCCTCGCGTGAGAATGCAGAATAGTTCGTTAAGCTAAGTGATAATAGGCATGTTGCTACGATATGGCCGCTCCTGAGCTGAGGCTATCAGTTGGTCTTGACCTGGCTCTTCTCAGGCAGCAAATTTCAACGATTGGCACGCAGCTTGGTGGGCAACCAATTACGCTGCGCACGCAATTTGACAGGCGCCTGATTGCCACTCAATACAAGGCTCTTGATCGTTTTCTGAACAGCAAAACGTTCACGCTGAAAATTAAAGACGTTCAGCTTGACGCTTCCATAGCGAAAGCAGAAAAACTGAAAGACAGGCTGGAGGCACTGCAAGATACAAAGCTAGAGATTCCTGTTAGTGGCAGGGCAGCAGTCAGTCAGCGTGAAGCCCGCAAGATTCGCACTGATGTCTACAGAGGCATCATGGCTCAAGGGGGCAAGATACTGCTTCCCGTGGGACTGCAGCCACTGTCCGATAGTGCCGCGAGCAAGTTCAAGGCAGATGTAGTTAGAAAGCTTGGTTCTACCACTATTGACGTAAAGGCCAATCTGCAATCAGCGGCAATTCGTGGCGGCGCCAAGACGCAAGCAGAAATTGATGCCGAGGTAGCGCGTGGAATGCAAACCATTAGCGCAATGGGTGCGGCACGAATGGCTGGCGGCGGCGTCACGGAAGCCGCTCGACGTTCCCAGCTTCAATCCCGCTTAGAGACTGGTGGCTTCACGAATGAGCAACTGAGGCAGATTGCTAAGCAGATGAATGTATCTGGCGTTAGCAAACTAAACAAGGGCAACATCATTCAAAAGATTGTTGCCGATGCGTCGGTGGAGATGATCAAGAAGTTTCTTGATCCTCAGGCTGTGATGCGCAATCCAGACAGGAGCGGCGTGCAGCGAGTGTTGGATACGTTTGCCAGGGGCGTCTTCCACATGCTGGGCATGGACCCGGCGCAGGTTGCGGCACAACGAAGAGCGAGGCTTGCCCCTCCTGCGATCAACTGGCCTGCTCAGGTGCCGCCAAGCTCTCGCCCTCCCATTGGCCCATCCTCTACTGGCAGGGCGCTGCCGCCTGGCGCAAACTTTGCAGCACTACCCGGCACGTCATTCGCAGAGCAAAAGCGACTTGTTGGCGACATTCTTTCCCCATCTCTAAAAGAAGCTCTACGCGGAGCCGCCAATGCTTTTGTCGATTCAATAAAAGCCGAGTTGAATGCTGCAGTGCGCTCCGTAAACGTGCGTGATCTTGGCACTTCCATGCAGGCAGCGTTGGGTGGTCGGCAGATCGCAGGATTACTGCCTTCCGCTACTGGTATGTCCGTGCAAGATCGCATTGCACAGGCGTATCAAAGATCAGCGGCGCGTGGCTTGTCAGTGATGGCAGAAGGCGTTGGTGGAGGCGGCCCACCTCAACTTCCCCCTGGTGTTGGTCGGACTCCTGCGCCTTACGGAGGAGGCGGGGAAAGACCTTCTACCGCACTTCCCTCTGGCTACCTCGCTGGTGGTCGATTCGCCAAGTCGCTAGGAGAAGCTGACCGTTACCTTCGTCAAGCAAGAGTGCCGCTTGCTGGTGCTATTGAGGAGCTTGCTGGAGAGTTCGGGCAAGCTACGAAACAAGTGTTGCTGTATGGCGCTGCTTACAAGGGCTTGGCGTTCATCATGGACTTGCCGCGTCAGGCGCTGGATGCTTCTAGCGCCCTGCAGTCTATCCGCAACCAGCTCAATGCCATCACTGGCTCCGCTGCGGAGACTGACCGTTCCTTTGCCTTCTTAGACAATTTGGCGGATCGCTTTGCCGTGCCATTGGCAAGTATCAGGGAAGGCTTTGCCCGCATGTACGCCTCGATGGCGCCTGCAGGGTTTGGCGCGGAAGAAATCCAAAACCTGTTCACTGGTGTGTCAAAGGCTGCTGCCACATTCGGCTTGAGTGCCGACAAGGTAGACAGGGTGACATACGCCCTTTCTCAGATGGCGAGCAAGGGGCAGATCACGGCAGAAGAGCTGCGTGGGCAGTTGGGCGACGTGCTGCCTGGAGCATTGGCGCTTTTCGCAGAAGCAGCGCAAATGGACATTCCTGAGTTCTCCAAGGCGATGGAGGACGGAGCTTTCAGGGGCAAGGCAATGCAGCAAGTGCTTAATAATGTAGGCATTCTGCTAAATCGAGACTTTTCTCAAGGTGCGGCTGGTGCTGCCAAAACTCTTCGTGGTGCGCTGAATGACATGCAGAATAGCGTGCTGAGGCTGTACGAGGCATTTGAGCCGCTTGTAAACATTGTTGCACAACAGGCTTTCCCATTGATCTCTGAGGCTGTTGCAAGTGCAACGCAAGCAGTGCAAGCATTCGCTGCTGCAGCGCAAGGCAACGCTGGCCCCGCTGGCGCATTGAGCGGGCAAGCACTAGCCATTTATACGGTGTTCCAGCAGATCACTGAAATTGGCAGGGCGCTAGGCGATGTGATTATGAGCCTGGCGCCAACATTTGCGGAGCTGGGCAGGTTCATTTTGTTCGCATTGGAGCAAATTGCTCGATTCATCAATACTCCCGTTGGTGGATTCTTGGCCAACTTTGCCGCGAAGGTTGCGCTTGTAACTGCCGCACTTCAGCTTATGGCGAAGGCTGGAATCGTGGCAGCGGTGAGAGGATTGGTCCTGCTTGCCACTCAAACTCAAGCGACCATTGTGAAGCTCAGAGTTCTTATTGCCACGTCTGCGGCTGCAAAGGCGGCTCTTGCTGGCATTGTCGTAGCGGCCGTGTGGACTGCTTTTGAAATACTCGCCAATTCGATTGACAGAGTAAATCAAAAGCTGGCAGAGTCTGCGGCAAGGGCTAGGAAGGCACGTGATGAATTGAACGAGATGGCCGTTGCTGGCATGACTGAGCCTATAACACGGAAGCTAGGTGAAGCGGAAGAGAGAGTGCAGTCCTTCAAGAGGTCACGCGACATCTTGGCGACGATTGCCGCGAAAGGCCCTCAGCAGGTATCGGAAGAGGATTTCGCCAGGCTTCAACGCAGTGGATTAGCCGCAGGACTAGCCCGTGGCCCCGGCGGTTTTGTGCAACGGGCTGCAGGAGGCGTTCCTCTTGTCGGGGCATCGCCTGACATCACACAACAGCAGGCTAGTGCCAATTTACAACTAGCTGAAATTGCTTGGCGTGAAGCGTTAAGTGACGCAGGAAACGCAGCGGATGAGTTGAAAACCGCCGTTCAAGTGGCCAATCAAAGCAAACAGCAAGCCCTCACCCCCATTGACCTACAGCCTTCTGGTGATCCAGACAAGGCAGCCAGAAAAGCTGAAGAAGATCGCGCAAAACTTGCCGCAGAGCAACAGCGCCTTGCGGAGCAATATGCTCGACAACAAGGACAGCTAATCACTGCAACTGCTGAGTTCCAGAACGATAAAGACAAGCTCCGCTACGAGCAAATGCGCGAACTAGCAGAGCAAAGTTTTGAGCTGGAAAAATCGCTCATGGATGCAAAGTTTGATTATGAAATGGCTGGCATGAATGAAATACATGCCAAGAATAAGCGCAATGAAAAAGAGCTTCTTGAAATACAAATGCGTAGCACCAGGCGTCTTTCTGAGGCCACTGCTCGCGTCACGGAAGCTGGCATGAAAATCAATGCGGCCAAGGCGCTGCGGGCGGCAAGTCAACAAGCGGCGGCACTGCTGCCCGCAGAAGGTGCGGCGGCGATGGGCGGACAGGGTAATGTTCAGAACTACCTAAGGCGACTTGCTTTCCTTGAGACACGCATCAGGAACGTGCCCAATGCGGAAGGGTCTGGAGCAATGGGCTACTTCCAGACAAAGGGACCATTCCATCAAGAAGCCCTTGCTGCTTCTGGAGGGAAAAACTCAAGATCGGCAAACTACAGCGAGTCGGCTGCTGCAGTTGAAGGGTGGATCAAGCGGCATCGGCCACGCGCTTATGAGGCGATTGTCGCGGGAAGGTTTGATGATGCTGACGCGATCCTGAGCCAAGGCACTTGGCCATCGCTGCCAGGCGGTAGCCAGGCGCAGCCTCCCGAGATTCAACGTCAAGCAAGGCAGTTCTTGACGCCTCCCGCAGCTCCAGTGCTTCCCTCCGTGACTGGCGCAGCCCCGCCTGCTTCTGTGGCCACGCTGGGAGTAGCGGTGCCAGTGATCCATCCTGAAACGGGAAGCGGCTATACGGTGCCAGGTGTTAAAGATGCGCAGGGTCGTCCTGTTGTATTCAGCAGGGAGGCAGCAGAAGCCTTTGCGGCGATGATTACAGCGTCCGGTGGACAGGTAAGGGGAAGTGACATTGCCAGCTCCCAGCGCTCGGCCCGTAAAAATGCAGCGGTTGGAGGTGCCACGGGTTCTCGACACCTAGCCGGCACTGCAATGGACATACATGGGCGGTCTTTGGAATGGATTAAAAGACATGGCGCCCAGTATGGCTGGAACATCCACGATTACCCAGGCTCTCACGGCGGCCACGTTGAGTTTAGTGGCATGAAGAGGCCCGCCTCTGGTGCTAGGCAGTCTATTGCTAGGGCCGAACAAGGTGCTGAGTTCAGCGTTGAACTGGCCGAAATGGAGAGGGCAAACGTCTTAGCCATTGAGCTAGGGAAAGTTGTCAATGGGGCGAGGGTTGACCTTGAGCAAACCCGCGCACTTCTTGCGCAACAAGTGGGAGAAATCTTCCCCGTTGAACAACTGCGTCTTGATGCGCAGTTGCTAAAAGAACGCAATGCCCTCCTTCTGCAAGGCGCTCCAGAGGAGTACATCCAAGCTCGCGAGCAAATCACGCGAGCCGACATTGCTGGCACATTGCAAGCGGAAACTTATAGGCAGAAAATTACAGAGTTGGAAGTTCAAGAGAAGACGCTTGCAGAGCAGGTCAAGAAAGGAGGAGAAATGCAGGCTCTCTACGAGGCCGAGTTAAAGGGAGTACAGGATCGAATCGCGTTACACACAAAAGCGCTGGAATCCGTAACGACGCAGCAAGCCGCATACAACGCAGAAGTACTGGAGGCTTCGCTTTTGGCGTTGAAAAACGCTGACGCGATGAAGGCTATGGAAGAAGCCGCCGCCTTAGTGAATGATGCCGTTGATGGCGTGCTGTCAAGCTACAAGGGCTTGTTCGTTGACATTATGAGCGGAGGTGACATTAAAGAAGCTGCTAAGCGGATGCAGGAAAGTCTGTCTAAGCAAGTGTTCACAATGTTCATCGACTTCTCGATGAAGCCAGTTGAAAAGTTCTTCAAAGATCAACTGCTCAACGTCTTTGGCCTGCCCAACGAAGAAGAGCAGAGAGCTGAAACCATTGCAGCTATGGAGCGTCAAATTGCAGCCCTTGATCGTAATACGGCAGCACTGCAAGGCACCCCTGCTGGCGCCTCTGGACAAGCCTTTGGAGGCAACGCTTCTCTGCCATCGCCTTTGATGGGCGATGTACTAAATGCGCCAGCCTTTGAAATGAGCGGAAAGGCTATGCAAGAAGCGTCTGAACAGGCATGGCAGTTCCCAGATTCACTGGGAGGCATGGGACAGGCAATGGAGCAATTCAATGCCAACACGTCTGCAGTCACTTCATCGCTTGTCGAGGAAGCCCGCAAAGGCGCGACTGCTACAACCACTTGGCAGCAAAACCTTGGCAAGACCGTCTCTGCGGTGGGCATTGCGGCCAGTTCCATTGTCGGCATTACGGCAGGCATCAGCCAAATCAAGGAAGGTGGCGTGTCTGGCGTGCTTGGCGGCATTGGCTCTATCGCCATGAGCCTGGGCAGTGCATTGGGCGGCTTTAGCGCTCTGGGCGGCCTTGGCGGTTTGTTTGGTGGTGGCGGAGGTGCTGCTGCGATGAGCGGCGGAAGTGGCATTCCTTGGAACTTCAATACTGGACTGAAGTTCTTTGCCAATGGTGGAGTGGTGAATGGCCCCACGCTCGGAATGGTTGGAGAAGGTCGTTACAACGAAGCCATTGTGCCCCTGCCTGACGGTCGCTCCATCCCCGTGAAAATGAACGATCAATCAGCCTCCCTGCGCGAAGCAATGAACACCATGAGCCCAATACAGGCGATGGCGCCTATTCTTTCCATGAAGTTTGAGAGCACCAACATTGGCGGCGTAGAATACGTCAGCAGGGATCAACTAGAGGCAGCAATGGCTTCCACTCGTCGCCAGGCTGCAAAAGACGGTGCTCTTCGTGGGATGAACATGACTCTCGATAAGATTCAACAGAGCCCTGCTACTAGAAGCCGCATTGGCATGAGAGGGCGCTGATCATGAGTCAAACATTCCCCTCCATCGTTCCCTCCCAGCGCGAGTTCACGCTTGGGCAGTTTCCCATTAAGACGTATCGGGCGCTATCTGGTGCGACAGTTAAGCGCAGCTTTGGCAATAAGCCCAACAGCTACAAGCTCTCCCTTTTCTACCAGAACCTCCACGATCCTGATACCGTTGAATTGTTGCGTCATTACAGGGACACATCGGGAGGCTTTGAGCGCTTCAGGCTTCCTAACGGCCTTTTTGCTGGAATGACAAACAATTTACAGGGTTTTATTCAGTCTCCCTATGACATTCAATGGGAATACGTTGGACCTCCAACCATTCAGTCAGTGTATAGAGAAATCAGCAATGTAACCATTGAATTGCAGGGTGACATTGACCTATGACAGTTATTCGCCTTTGCCAGTTCTTTGACTACACAAGTGCAGACAAAACTGCTACATATCGACTGCAAAACTACTTCATTGGCCAGAGCAAAAATTTTAACGGGCGAGGCTACACTTTCGCGCCATTCCAAGCGGACGGCGCCATGGCAAGTCTCAATGGCGAAAACCAACAATTCCGCGTGTTGTTTCCTGCAGAGGAAATCATCGTGCGGATGGTGGAAGCTTCTGACGGAAACCGCCTCAGCGCCTTAGAGCTGACAACGGCATGGGTGACAGCCTCTGATCAGCTTGTACCAGGCTTCTCTGACTACTACATTGGCATTGGTGCAAGCTATAGCGACGAAACCGTGGAACTTCGCTTCAGGAGCGCAATGGACAGCGTAGGAGCATCGTTCCCTGCTCGCACGCTAAGCGTGGACAATGTGGGCATCTTGCCTCTCAATGCCGAACTCTATCTGCAATGAGCTTCCACGACTTGATTGGGCTTAATCGGGCATGGGCCGCAGTACCTGGCGATGGAAGCGGCACTGTGGATTGCTGCCTGCTCGCTGCGGAAGTGCATAAGCGACTTGGCTACCACGACTACGCGCCAGACTTTGCTTGGGTGTTTGAGCAATACACTGACGATTCTCTGCCATCGTGGTTCATGGCTCGATGGCTGCTAAAGAATGGCACTCGCCTAGAAGGACCGGAGCCTCATGCCGTGGTGCTCATGGAGGGGCAGAATGGAGGAGCGATGGGGACAGTAATGGATGATGGGCGAATCTTGCACATTCACAAAAAGAATGGCGTGGTGATTGCTCCCATGCCTCCTACCATTGGCCACTATTTTAGACTGCGCAAATGAATCGTCCGCTGCTGCCATACGAACACCAACTGGTGGAAGCCCTTGGCATTACGAAGCAAGAGTATCTTGACTTCTTGATGGCAACGAGAGACTGCGAAAAGTCTCCTGAGCAGATTCTGGAGAAGCCGCAGAACGGGGTGGCCGAGGTAGCACTGATCCTCACCATTGTTGGCATTGTCTTTCAGGTGGCGGCAGCGTTGTTAGCGCCAAAGCCGGAAGAACAGAATCAACGACGCCCCAGAGAGCAGCGCTTTAGTCCACGCTTTGGCTTCAATTCCTCCCAAGAGCTTGCGCAATACGGCCAACCAGTCAACCTCGTCTACTGCTCCAAAGACAACGCCCGTGGTTCAGTGCGTGTTGCCACGTCGCTCGTATGGTCTGCCGTGGAAAGCTATGGCAGTAGTCAGTTCATGCAACTGCTTTTGTTGGTAGGCGCAGCGAAAGTCAAAACGATTGACTTTGACAGAGTGGCATTTGGCCAGCTTCCATTAGGACAGTTCAGTGGTGCCAACACTTGGCTCTACTACAACCAAAACGGCAATGTCAGCTACAACAATAAAGTGCTGGGTGATGGCAAAGATCCAACTAGGGACGGAGCCCCATCGTCTTCTGACGTATGCCAATTGCGAGATGGTGACAAGCGCCTAGAGGGCTACAGCCAAGCCTTCACGCCTAGCAGCCTCACTTCCATTGGCGTTTACGATCCCATTCCAGTGAACGTGGAGATTCAGGAGCGTCGCACGTCAGGGCGGCCAGACTGGGCAGACTTGGGCATTCGTATTAAGGGAGGGAGCTGGCAGTCGGGCAGCGATGTGCGCTACAAAGAAGGCGATAAGCTCACGCTTATTTTTGAGAAAGCATTTAGGCGACAAGACAAGGTGGCTCAAGAAGCCGCTAAGAACTTGCGCTATCAAATGGTGTCGTCACTTGACCAAGCTGCTGTCTACAAGCTTGGCAGCGCAAAGTTCAAGCTGGTTGGCGTGAGTGATGAGACCAACCTAGACAAGAATGAAGTGGAGGCCGTCTTTGAATGTGTGGAGCCTGGCCGCAGGCCACTCACGCCATACGACGAAACGAAAGCTAAAACGTGGGATGACAAGGACAGAGAAGACCTAGAAACCGCTCAAGAGGTGCTAAAGGCAAAAGCTTCTGACGCGGAAACAACAGGCCCCAAGCTTTTGGACGAGGCCCCTCGCGCCGATGCCATCCCCACGTTCCTCAGGAGGGTCACCAATAGCGACGACTATGACACCACCACGGAGCAATCCGGTGACGTTGAGTTTCGCTTTCTAGGCAAGCGTTATTCCTTCCAAGGCACGGAAACCATCCAATGGAGAGACGAACTAGACGAGAGGCAGTCTTACATTGTCACTCGCGGAGGATCGCTGGCAAACAGCAAGAAAGAGCTTGAACGCTTCTTGTCAGACAAACCTCGCCTGTCTGTTGCAAAGCTGCGAAAGGAGCTTGACGACGACCTAGAGAAAGTCCGCCAGCTCAGGGACGATGTACTGGCAGGCGACTACGACAAGCAATTGCGCAAAGAGGCGAAGAACAATGCCGCATTTCAAGCTGTCAAGAAAGATATTGACAGCCTCAAGGAAGAGTTGGAAAAGCGCATCTTAGAAGCGTACAAGCTCTCCCCAGAGACAGCCAAGATTAGCGGCACTCAAGTGCTGACTGATGGAACAAAGCTAGAGGTAGGTGGCAAGCGAATTGCGGAGCTAGAAAAGCAAATTGAACGCCGCAGGGAAATCAAAGACGACATTTTGAGCGACAGCATTGCTGAGCGACGTAAAGCCTATTCACAATTCCTTCGTAGAACTACTAGCCCATTCGTTGGTCTTGACGGCAATCGCTATGGTACTGGTGGCATTGTCGCTATCAAGAGGCGCGTTGCCGACTTGAAGGGAGAGTTCACCACTGATGCCATTGGTACAGAAGCCGTCAAAGGCTATATGGACTCCCTAATTAAAGAGAAAGAAGAAGCGATCAACTTTCTCGACTACGCCCTTAAAAACTGGGAAGACTTGCAAGGCGCTGCCGATGATAACTTCTATACCAAATGCCTCGTCAAGGCAGACTCTGCTGCCTATCAAACTGTCACTGCTTGTGACTATGTGAAGTTTTCATTGCGCTGCAAACTGTTCCGGCGCATCCAGGGGAGACAGAAGAAATATGGAGAGAAGGATGCTCCCGATGGTTACAAGATGAGTGACAATGGCATTCAAGGGCGAATGGCATTCTTCACTGTTAGCTACAGAAAGACTGGCAATCGTGATTATATTGCCATTCCCATTGTCTTTGCCGTAAGACGCGCAGCAGATCAAGACAACTTCGTTGGCCTAGATTTCAAGGCTCCGTCTACAGCTAAGTGGGAGTTCAAGATGGAACCCATTGGTGATATTGGCGCAGAAACGCAAGATAGCGGTCAGTCGCAGTTTGCTTTCATTGAAAACAGCGGCAAGCGTTCTAGTTATGGGCTGGGCGATGGGGGAAGGATTAAATGGACAGGATCGTTGGTAAATGCTGGCCTGCTCAATAAGGACGCCCTGGAGGAGCGAGGCCCTCTCTACACCAACGAATGGGACTTGTTCTCTGTGCGGTCTGATACCAGCACACAATTCAGCTTTGAAGGCGGGCCTGAGTTCAAGATTACTGCTGTTACGGAACAGCAAGTGGGCGGTACAAGCGGTAAGTATGAAGCTATGAGCATGGCTGCGCTTGGCGTGTATTCAGGCAAAGGCGTACAGGATTTGCGATCTATCACCGCCTATGTGACAGAAGGCAAGGAAAGTTGGGTGGTAGACGAGAAAGATGGCACGCGCAGCAGGAGCGCCAATTCCACAAGCTATGCGCCTGACATTTTTGCCGACACTGTTCTTGATACAGACAATGGCATTGGTAAATATGCCAAGCCAGAAGGCATTGACTGGGAAAGCTTGGCGCTTGCTAAGCGGTTTTGCAAGAACAATGGTTTAGGCGTCCGCTTGTTCATGGACGGCGTGATTGCCGACTTGTCATCGTGGCGGCAGTTCTGGGCGGAAGTGGCTCCTTACAGCCTGCTGGAGCTTGCAAGGATTGGCGGCAAGGAAACCCTCATCCCTGCAGTGCCAACCAACAGAAGGGGAGAGACTGATCGGGAAGTGACGATTTCTGCCATGTTCACGGCAGGCAACATCCTTGAAGGCAGCTACAAGGAAGAGTTTGTGGACTATGGCGACAGTTCGCAAGACCTCATTGCAACCATCATTTATCGAGACACGGAAGTACAAGACGTGTTTCCACGCAATGCAAGCGTGCAAGTGAGCTTGGCCGACGCGCAAGAAGGCGCAGCAATCAGGCAAACGCTTGACTTGTCGCAGTTTGTCACCCAACGAGACCAAGCGATTCTGTTTGGCAAGTTGCTGTGTAACCAGCGGCGATGGATGAGACGGGGCGTTGAGTTCAAGACATTCCCCACTGATTCTCCCGTGTCGCCTGGTAGCTACATCTACGTGGACATTGGCCTCAACACTTGGGACCGCATATCCTCTGGCATGGTGATGCAGGATGGTGAACTGAACATCCCCTTACGCTCCTCCATCGTTAGCAGCAACTATGACATGCTTGTGTATCAAGCAGGGAAGAAAGTCGAGAGCTTGTCTGGCGTGGCTGTGGTGAATAATGCCACAACCGGCGTCATTAGCGCAGCTTCCCTTTCAAGCAAAGAGGGCGCCATGTTCGTACTGGGCGTGAAGAACAACAGAAAGCGTGTGTTCAGGGTGACAGAGGTGGCGATGGACGAGGAAGGAGAAGTGACTGTTAAGGCCATGGAGCACCCCTGCCAGGATTCTGGAGGGAAGCTGCTGAGCAGGGTGGCTAATTTCTCCAACGACCTATTCAAGGTGCTATAGGGCATTGGTGATGCTTAGTGGCTAAGCTGATAGAAAACAATAGGTGATATGGGCTTCTATACTGGCCGCACTGGATCGCTGAGGTACAACGGCAGTTCAGTGGCCAAAATCCGTGACTGGTCGCTTGAGACAACGGTAGAGCTTCTTTCCACTAATGACATTAGCAGTGTCGCCAACACATTCACTCCTGGCGTAAAAGGAGCCACTGGTAGCGCAACACTGCTTTACTATCGACTGGAGAGCGGCGAAAGTAGTCAGTACACACAATTTACGCAACTTCTTGGGAATATCATGAGGATTGGTGAGATTAACACCAATCATCGAGTGCGCTTGATCCTCAATGTGGGCAACAAGGACGAAGATGATATTAAGCTGGACGCATACATTACATCTGCGCAGGTTGGCTCCAGCACTGGAGAACTCAGTACGGTTTCCATTCAGTTCACGATGGATGGTGATTTTGTTGAAGTGATTGAATAAGGAACAGCATGACAGTATTCGTTGGGCACAAAGGGAACATCCGGCTTCGGCGTGGACTAAAGCTGAGCTATGGGCGACTGAGTGAGCAGATAGTACCAGACGACGTGAATCTGTCGCTGAATCGCCTTAGCTTTGACAGCGCCATTGACAATCTTCTCACTGGCGACCGGCTAGAGATGCTCACTAGCGATCCGCGAAAGCTCGTTTGCTTTCCTCCATCGACTTGGCTTGACAACCAGTTAAACGATGAAGTGAGCCTCTACATCAATGTGAACGCAGCAGGCGGTTTGCGATTCTTCCGCAGCTTTGAGGATGCCGTAAACAACGTAAGGGCCAGAGAAGTGCCTCTACAGGTTTTTACTGGCGCGCCTCTTGACATTGAGATACAAGTGAAGGACACGGCCTATAACGTGCTTGGCAATGTCACTAGCTATACGTTCAACACCGACCGCGAGGCCATTGACACCACCAGTCTTGCGGACAAGTTTCGCAGCCAGTACACGGCTGGCTTAATCAGCGGCAATGGCACCATTGATTGCTTGTTTGACTACAAGACCAGCGGAGCAAAGGAAATGCCCTTGCTCATGCTTCAACTCATTCAACGACTAGACATTGGCAGCGAGTTTGACCTTGCGCTTTACTTAACTGACGGCACATCCACCCCTGGCGCAAGTAGCGTCTTTTACGAAGTGGGGGCGATGGTGACAAGGGCGGGAATTACAGTGGAGGATAGCTCCATTGTCTCTTGCACTATTGACTTCGTAAGCACTGGCGAAATCAAGCTTCTTGTTGGCCAGCCTTCGGGCTACATCCTGAAAGAAGATGCTGGCTTGATTGGCCTTGAACAGTCGCTAGACTTCCTCTTGCAAGAAGTGGAAGATTAGACTAAGCATAACTGTTGAGAGGATACCACCTTGGCTGACCAAAGAATCTCACAACTGCCAGCGCTGCCATTAGCAGCAATAGCATCTGGAGACTTATTGGCGGTTGTTGATGTTTCGGCGTCACAAACCAAGAAGACCACTGTTAGCGAGCTGGTTGCTGCTGGCGTGGCATTGGTCCCTAGCGGCACTCTCAACCTTGGCCTGTTCAACCAGAACAGCACCACCAAGCTCGGCACTGCCTCCATTGCCGATGATGCCATTACGGCAGCAAAGCTGGCAAACGACAGTTCTATTGCCGTGCAGACCACGGCGCCTAGCGGGGATAACTTTGAAGGGAGAGGCTTTTTCAATAGCTCCACTGGCAACCTGCAAGTTTTCAATGGGACGAGCTACCAGCAAGTAGTGCTTGGCGCTTCAGGGATTAGCGATGGGTCGATCAGTGCGGCGAAGATTGCAAGTGGCACGATCACCACGGCTCAAATTGTTTCTTCTGGCTTGAACACTGCTGCCTATGCCGATGGCAGTGTGTCTGCAGCGAAGATTGCAAGCGGCACGATCACGACTGCGCAAATTGCAAGCGGCACGATCTTGGCTGGCAACATTGCCACTGGCACAATCACTGGCACTCGCCTGGCTGCTAACACTGTCAACTACGACCGCATTCAAGCAGTGTCCTCTGGGGACCGCCTGCTGGGGCGTAGCTCGGCCACTAGCGGCACCATTGAAGAGATTGTCTGCACGGCTGCGGGAAGGGCCTTGCTGGACGATGCAGACGCCACTACGCAGCGTGCAACGCTGGGCTTGGGCACGCTTGCTACTGCCAATGGCACTTGGACGAATGGCGGCAGCTTTGCAGGCACCAGCACTGGCACTAATACTGGCGATCAGACAATCACGCTGACGGGCGACGTGACTGGCACTGGTAGCGGCACGTTTGCTGCCACCATTGCAAGTGGAGTGGTCAGTTCTGGGAAGATTGCCGATGGAGCAGTTATTGCAGCCAAGCTAGGAGACAATGCCGTAACGGCTGACAAGCTCAATGACAACTCTGCCGTTGTAGTTGGCACTGCAGCGCCTGTCGCCAGTGGTGCATTTATTGGTCAGCAGCACGTCAACACCAACACGGGCCTTGAATATACGTGGACTGGCTCTGCTTGGCAGCGCCTCAGTGGAATCGCCACGCTTGCTTTTTCTGGTAGCACTCCCCTCAGCTTCTCCCCATCGTATCCAGATAATTTCAGTTCCACCATCACTGTCAGTAGCAGTGCTCAGTCTGCTAACACTGTCTGGGCAGGGCCGACTAGCGGCAGTGGCGTAGCCCCTACGTTCCGTGCGCTTGTGGCTAGTGACCTGCCTCTGGCGACTAGCGGCACGGTTGGAGCAGGGAGGCCTGGCACTGGCTTAAGCGTAACCAGCGGCGTCATTAACCACGTCAATAGCGTTTCTGGGACGACAATCAATGGTTTCACTTTTGACAGCCAAGGCCATATTTCTGCCGCCACTGGACTGACTTCTCTTGACATTCCGGCTTTAGATGCCTCTAAGGTCGAAACCGGGGAGTTCCCGACAGAGCGCTTTGCCGATAATTCCGTCAATGGCGCAAAGCTGGCAGACTACTCAACTGCTCAAATTGCCAATACTTCTCCGCAGGCCGAATATACTGGCCAGCTTTTCTTCAACCCATTGGAGCGCAGCTTCTTTATGTGGGATGGCAATGTCTGGCAGCCTATCGGCATTAGCGTTGGAGGCATTATTTTCGCTGGCACTTACAACGCCGCCAATAATACAGTTGCGACTATTACTGATCAAGGTGATGCCATTGGCTTGGTGGTAGGAAGTGGTCTACCTGCTGCTGTGGACGAGAATAATGGCTTCTATGTCGTGGTATCAAGTGGTGGCACCGGCACGTCTCCTGCACCTGGCGTTGTGCTCGCGCCTCCTGATTTGATCCTAAGCAACGGAAGCTCTTGGACTGAAATTGATTTAAGTACAAATGCCGTCGGACAAACCGCTTCCGCTGTTGCGTTTGTTCCCAGTGGAACAATCACTGCAACCAACACGCAAGATGCAGTGGTGCAAGTATTGAATCAGTCAAACAACACAAACAGTCGTTTTTATGGCGTAGGTACTGACACTGCAGCACTGCCATCGTTTGTTTGGCAAAACGATACAGACACTGGCATGTTTAGGGCTGCTGCCAATACGCCTGCGATGGCGGCAAGCGGAGTGGAAATGTTCCGCCTCGACTTTGGT